AGAGCTTTGGGAGGAAAAAAAAAGACCCAAAAAAAAATAGACAACATCAACACCCCAAGCCACTACCAAGGTCGATATGGCATGGAATCTATCGATGCTTTAAGGAATTTCATGACACCAGAACAGCTGAAAGGCTTTTATCTTGGAAATGCCTTGAAGTATCAACTACGATTTCAGAAGAAAAACGGTCTTGAAGACCTGAAGAAAGCACGCAAGAACCTTGACTGGCTTATCGAGGAGATGGAACATGAAGGATAGTAATTTTTTTTCAGAACAGATTAGATTATGGAGAATTGGTAAAGGTCTATCTTTAAGAAAAGCTTCAAAGAGATTTGGTATTAGTCCAAGGACATTTTCAAACTGGGAACGAGGTCTGATACCAAGTGATCGTCAGAAAGAACGTCTGTCAAAAGAGTTAGGATTGGACAGAGATGTTTTATTCAAAAAGTGTCAGATTGGAAATCTTAATGCGCTTTTGAAAGAAAAACGTTTGGAGCAAGGTCTTACTCGTACAGAACTAGCAAAGCATTTAGGATATCCCTCAACAATCATAAGTTGTTGGGAGAGAGGTTTGGAAATTTCCGAATGTGAGGCAGAAGACATTTGTCAATTCTTTGGAATCGAGGTGTATGATTGACAGTAGATATTAAACAGAGATTAAAAGCCTTGCCATATATCGATATCAGGGCGAGGTCAAAGCATCAGGAATTAATTAGCTTACGTTCTGGTATCTTACGAGGGCAGTCGTTTGATTCGATGCCTAAAGCTAGAGATAACAAGAATAAGACTGAGGATTTGAATGTATCAATTATCGACCAGTCAGAACAGTTGTACGAGGAAATCAGGTCGATTTATCGTGAACGTGATGAGATGATTAAAGCGATTGAATCTCTTGATGATCCGTTTGAGAACATTGTGATGAGGTTGCTTTATATCAATGGCCTAACGTGGAATGAAGTCGAACGAAAACTAAGATGTAGCCCAGCTACCATCCAAAGAACAAGAGGTAGAGCGTTAGATAAAATGTCTAAAATGTTTGATAACAACGATAGTAAATGATAGTTCTAATCTGATAAAATAGTATTATCAGCTGAAGGCGGTAAGCGCACTGATGACTCCTTATATTTTTTCATTTTATTTCCGAGGTTTCGGCCTCGTTTTGGCGGTGACAGGTGTAAAGTGATTTTCTCTCCTATGTATTTTTTCGGTTCGATTCCGGACATCGCCGTTAATGCTGTATTTCACAACGAGGTGTTTTAAATGAAACAAGCAATGTTTAATAAATTGGAAGATGCGAAACAATTTGCGAAAACTGTAAAAGAATTGTTGTGTATCAAAGAACCTGTAATGATTAATAATAAACTGACGTATATTGTTGTTTATAAATAATCTAACGTAATTAACAAGCAAGGTAGTAGTTGCCTTGCATTTTTAGGGCTTAGCCTAGATAATCTGTGGTAACTCAGAAAAAGGATGTTTTTAAATCTATCAAACATCCTGCCAGTAATGGTCAATCTAAGCAATTTAATCTTAACTATTTCAGTTTTGGAATAGGTAGGCGAAGTTAAAGCAGAGAGATTCCAACGGCAAGGTGCTGAGGAAATGCAAACGTGGCAGTTTGGCTGTGAAACGAGTCTATAAGAGGAAAGAGGTATTTGGTTCGAGGTGCAACAAGAGCTTAATACCATATCTTACAAAAATTGGGCGCCTCCCAAAAGTATGTAAGGTGAGTTGATTGTCCGCAAAACAATCGATAACAAGCAGGCGCTGTGCATTTTGTTCTTCAAAAGAGAATGAAACACATGGCGATGCGTGTCTGTGATAGATAAAAGGTGATTTTTATATTTTAAAAGCTATTCAAGATAGAAAAAACTCAAAAAAAGCAAAAGTCATCGCCCGTCGTAAATGAAAGTGTACTTCGGCAATTAGATTGCCTACTCAAGTCTCGCAAGGATAAGAGTAAAGTCAAAGAGTAAAGCAGCTTAGACTTTTAGCGGGGTCTTCTTTAATTGAAAAATGGCTTAGTAGTTTGCGGTGTAAGGAGTGATTGGCCTAACCAATCGTGCATGAGTGATACAAGTAGGAATATTTGTGGACAAGATAATAAACCATAAGTTATCAAAAGTCACTCGTTTAAAGCAGTAGTCTCATGCTGGTTAATGGATATATGGTAGACGAATGATGTCACAGGTTCGAGTCCTGTCGTTCCAATTGCGATTTTAATTCGCAGAGAGAGGTCTTGAAAAGGTCGCACATTGTGTGGCTTTTTTGATTATTTGAAAAGGTGGTGATGGAAAATTGAGTGGATTGAGAATAAAACAAAAGAGATTTGCAGATGAGTACATCATCTCAGGTAATGCGACGGAAGCTTATAAAAAAGCAGGTTATCGTGTTTCTAGTGATAGAGTGGCAGGCGTTGAAGGGCATAAGTTACTAAAGAATCCTAAGATTAAAAGCTATATAGATGAACGACTGAAACAACTTGATTCTGAGAAAATTGCAGATCAACAAGAAGTACTTAGTTATCTAACATCAGTAATGCGAGGAGAGACGCAAGAACAGACCTTGATAAGCATAGGAGAATTAGGTCAAACGATTACGGATATTGATGTCGGAGCAAAAGATAGAATCAAAGCAGCCGAACTTTTAGGAAAACGGCATAGGCTTTGGACAGACAAAGTAGAGGCAGACGTTTCTGGAACGGTGGTGTTTGCGAATGAGTCAGACATACCAGATTAAACAGAACGATATTGTTGTTGACCTACCTAAGACAGTAGGAGCTGGGTACGGACAATTTTGGCGCTCAAGAAATCTTTATCGTGTAGTCAAAGGGTCCCGTGGTTCGAAGAAGTCCAAGACAACTGCTTTAAATTACGTTGTACGTCTTTTGAAATATCCCTGGGCGAACTTGCTTGTCATTCGTAGATATTCGAATACGAACAAGCAATCTACCTATACGGATTTTAAATGGGCGTGTAATGTGTTGGGCGTGACTCATTTGTTTAAATTTAACGAGTCTTTGCCTGAGATAACTATAAAAGCGACTGGCCAAAAGATTCTGTTCCGTGGTTTGGATGATGAACTTAAAATCACATCTATTACAGTTGACGTTGGTATCCTTTGTTGGGCCTGGTTTGAGAAAGCGTACCAAATTGAGACTGAAGACAAGTTCAGTACGGTTGTTGAGTCAATCCGTGGTAGTTTAGACGTACCTGACTTCTTTAAACAAATCACAGTCACATTTAACCCGTGGAATGAGAGGCACTGGCTCAAGCGTGTCTTCTTTGATGAAGATACGAGACGAGCTGATACATTCGCTATTACTACCACTTATAAATGCAATGAGTGGTTGGATGAAGTGGATATCAAGCGCTATGAGGATTTGTATAATACGAACCCAAGACGGGCTAGAATCGTTTGCGATGGCGAATGGGGAGTTGCTGAAGGTTTAATCTATGAAAACGTTACTGTCAAGGATTTTGATAAAGATGAACTGCTACAAGATACAGCTTATAAGTTATGTATCGGTCTTGACTTTGGTTTTACTCATGACCCAACCGCTTTGTGTTGTTCGCTCATAAACGATACAACGAAAGAGATTTATGTTTTTGACGAAGCGTATAAAGTTGGATTGATTACTAAAGAAGTTGCAAAGATGATAAAAGACAAAGGTTATCATCGCTCACGGATTATCGCTGATAGCGCTGAATTACGATTGATTGAGGAATTAAGGTCAGAGCATGGGATAACCCGAATTAAAGAGAGTCGGAAAGGTAAGGATAGTATCATGGCAGGCGTATCCAAATTGCAAGGATACGCTATTTATGTGCATCCGAATTGTGAACATATCATGGATGAATTTTATAGTTACTGCTACCAGCGTGACAAAGAAGGAAATTGGTTGAACAAGCCAGAAGATAAGAACAATCACTTAATGGACGCACTACGTTATAGCCTTCAATGTATTGAGGGTGGTAAAGCAATCGTCCGCAGACGGTCAGATTTTGGTCTATAGAAAGGGGGAGACATGTACCAATATTTAACCTATCCACGAGATGGATATGATGAGGGTTCTTTGAAGAAAGATCTGATTTACAAATTGATAACGAAACATAGCACTGAAGGCTCACGTTTGAAGAAACTTAAAAGCTACTACTTGGGTGAGCATGCTATCTTAAATCACAAGAGACGCAACGAGAACGCACCCAATTACAAGACAGTAGCCAATCATGCCAAGGATATCGCAGACACGGCTACAGGCTATTTTATGGGCAATCCTATCAAGTACAACAATACTGCCGAAGGTGATATTGATGAACTACTTACAGCCTTTGACGGTGCTGAGATTGACCAAGTAGATGCGCAGAACGCTTTGAACATGGCCATCTATGGTCGCGCTTATGAGTACATCTATGCCAAAGAGGGAGTGACTGAGTTGGATTCAACTAGTATTGACCCAGAGAATACTTTCATGGTCTATGATGATAGTATTGAGCAGAAGCCTTTATTTGCGGTCTATTACTACCAGGTCAAAGATGATACGAAAGATACTACTAAGTACCAGGCAGAGGTCTTTACTGAGAATCT